AAAAACGCCGGCACTACTCGGCGTCACTGCCCCAATTATACCGCATCCCCGGATCGAATACTAGGGGGGCCTGTAGAATTTTGTTTGGTCCTACTTCCACAGAGGACCCGACTTCATGGACTCACCCCACTTTTCCATGCTCTCCACCGACTTTTGCAGCCCTTCCTCCACTTTCTGAATACGCATCTCCATCTTTATGCTGAGTCCAGTCTGGATCACTATCAGCAACAGGATGCCAGACAGTACGGCGTTCCGAAAGAAGTTGCTAGCTTCCACCCGCCGTGCATGACCAAAATCACTTTAATTCATCGTTTTCCCTTGCCTGTTTGGCAGCTTTGAGTGTGCTGTAGCAGTATTCTACCTCAACTTTACGCTCGACCCCGTACTCATCGCGACCAGTCAGCTCTACATCGTGTTCCATGATTTTGATCTCTATTACAACAATCCGAAGGATGGGGTTGTCGGTGTTGTTGTGGCATCGTACTACCCACACGTCGCGATTTATTAGGGCACGCGTAATGAGCACACCATCAGCAAGCTTCGGTAACTCGGTGTTGGTGGCTTGCAGTTGCTCCATTTCGGTGGCAGCGGCTTGAAACTTCTTAGCCGTAACAGGTAAACCCTCCGACTCGGCCAAGCTAGCTTGTGTGTGTAGGAAGGTTGGATAATCATTCATCGTCTTACCCTTTCGTGATTAGCGTACCAGCGTGACGATAATGATGCAAAACACCATTGCGAACAGCATCCCGGCCAGGAACACGGACAGGAAGGTCGTCAAGTCTTCTGAGTTGCACAGGTCTTGGAACCATTGTGTCATCGTTTTACCTGCGACTGGTTATTTTTTCGTTTCTGTTCTTCGTTCAGGTCCTTGATGGTCTGCCTCCAAAAATCCACGTCCGTCTTGAGGTCCTCCACCCGCTTTCTCAAGACGGTATTTTCCCTCCGCAAGTTTTGCACCAAACGCGATTCCGTTTTGTCGTTCATTGCGTTTCTTCCTGTAAAAATTCACCCGACCGGCGATTGAACACGACCGTTGGCCGGTCAGGTGTCAAAAGGAGGAAGGCCCCCACTCGCAGCGGAGGGCTCCCGGTAACAGGGACGCTCAGCACGGCCGCCTGGCTACGTGTGTCACCTGCCTAAGCATTACATTTTGTCCGGGTCTGCTGAGCCATCGATGGCTCGTTCGATGCTCCCGAAATTGACGGGGACAATCCGACCATCTATCAGCTTGCAGTCTACCCTGTCCGGTCGAATTGCTTCAACCGTGACAACGTGTCCAGCGGTGGCTTCGCAAGTCATCCGAGTTCCCCGCATAACAACTGGGTCTTGTGGTTTCATCTTTAATTCTCCCTTTTGTCTGAGCCCCGTAAATGCCCCTCAATAATTTCCATCATAAGCATGAACAATTCCAGGAATCGTCACTGGATGTTCTGATTGCAATCCCAATGTCGCTGGATTGAGATCGTTCTTCTTAAGCCACTCGACAGCCCTGCGTCTTGCTGCGGGCTTGTTGCCAGCAATCACAACGATGTCTGCCTTCAACCAAACTCCTTTGGCATCGAAAACATAAACTTTCATTTTCCCGTTTCCTTTTGTCTGAGCCCCGTAAGTGCCCCTCTACTCGCTTCTAGCTCCCTCCCCCTAGATTATACCCAATCCAGGCCGAAGCCCCCGCACGACCCCTTCTCGGCGATTCTAAGGGGTCTCTCGTATAAAACCCTGGCCGAAGACGGGTGGCTTTCCCACGTTGCTCGTACACCACCTAGCCCGGCTGGCCTGAAATGCCCGCTTCTTCGCCGTTGCCAACCGATGCTTGGCAATCTCAGCTCCACGTCCCTTGCAGGGGCATTGGCATCCAGCGTCTTCGATCGCAGGGTCTCGTGTAAAACCCACCCCCGAGCCTCACCGCCGGTCTGGGGTAGTGGGCCAGCGGGGCATCGAGGGGGTGGGCGGGGATGTTTCGTTGATTGCAAAGCTCCGGGCCCCTCCCGTCGCTGGCTGTCTCGTCAGCAGCCTGTGGTTTCTGACGGGAGGGGCTGGAGCGTCTCCTACATGCTCAGGGCCAGTTGCATCGCCATCACCCCGCGTTGGGCGTTGACACCGAACAGGGCCGAGCCGAGTCGGCTGTCCTCTGCCTTGGTGGGGTCCTTCAGCCTGCTAATCCGGTCGTGCTGGAGGAAGCCCGTGTAGGCGTTGAGGGCGTTCCAGGCGGATGCTCCGGCGATAGGCAAATCCACGACAAACCGCTCCTTGAATTGATTGAACGATTCCTTCGCCCGGTTCCGATTGTTCCGCTCGATCTTGTTGGTCGGCGTCTCGGCGATCGGTCCGAAATCACGGACGTAGCATTCGAGGAAGAACTGCTTGATCGACTCCGTGTCTACGTCCCTGGCCGCCATGGTGTCGATCATCGCCCGGTTGGTTTCCAGGCTGCGACCGTACAGCTTCAAGGCCGCCTTGGCCTCCTCGACTTTGCCCTGCACGTTTCCGATGTGCCGAGCCGTGTAGCCGTCGATTTGCAAGTTCTGTTTGCTCCCATCATCGGGAACAACCATGTGGAGCGTGTTGCTGCAAACCACCCTGATTATAGTCGGCGTGCAGCGGAGGGAGGTCTTGCCATCATGGCCGTTGCTCACAAGGATGTATGGCCTGACTTCATCCTTGTCCCTGACGGAGAACGATTCACCCTTGAGCAGGAACCAGACCTTGGCTCCGTTGCGGATGCTGCCAGCCGACTCCACCTTGACCGTGTCGTCTTGCTCGGCCAGGGCTTCGCAGAACTCTGCCAGGTCCTTGTTCTGGATCGGTTCGTAGTGGGGGGAGACGACGCCGAGGATCGTTCGAGTGTCGGTCCGAATGTTGGCGACTTGATCGCAGGGGATAAATACCCCTGGAAATCCCGCAAACATCGGCCACTGCTCCACCTTCCAGTCCATCTCCGCAATCCGCAGGGCCTCCAGCGGCGTGGGGGCGTCCTCGACGATCGTGCCTAGCCCGTGCCAGGCTCGTTCCCCGTGCAATACCACTCTGTCGTGCTTTTCGATTTCGTGTGCCATGAGTCTTGCTTCCTTCTCGTAAAAGTTGATGGTTGTAAATGCCCCTCTGACTCAATTATAGCCCTCTTGTCAATCGTCTAGTTCCGGCTCGTGATTGCCTGTTACACGGTATAGCTCGAACCCAAAGTCATAGAGAGCATTGGCAACAGTAGTCGGTGGGAAAAAATGGTGGTTCCATTTCCCACTGAACGCGTTGCAGTTAATTCGCGTCCGGGCCTGTTGTGGATTATCAAAGCGGGCAAAGACAGTTCCGACACCGCAGTCATAGTCGGACTCGACAAATAAGGTCAGTAGCCCGAGCGGCGTTGTCAATTCGTAGCGGTCAACTTCACCGTCAAGTAGTATCCCCCCGTGCCGCTTGATAATTTGCACGGCTCCAACATGGAAGGCAGCACGGTCTTTTTTGGTTGTTTTCATCGCTTCGGTTTCTTTTGTTTGATAACTATGAATGCCCCTCTGACTCAGTTGTAATAGACGGCGACGGCTCCGTTGTCAGGCAGCCCCTCCGGCTCGCAGGCGATGCTGATCGCCATGTCGATTTCCTGCTGCTCCGAATCCCCTTGCAGGTCGTTCCAGGTGAGAGCTTCCTGAACATCCTTCACGGTCACCTCGAACAACTTCTTGTTCGCTGCATCGTCCCACTGTTCAGCGTCGTTCGGCAGCCGTCCCGTCCACTCGACGGAGACCGAACATGCTTGCAAGAGGCGGTTGGCAATGTTAATCTCTACCGCGATTTTCCTGGCCTTTGCCAACGCCCGGCCGAGTGCAGATTGGGGACCGGAATTCTTGGCGTAGCCTTCACCACAATAGATGATCTCAATGCCTCGCAGGGTGGCATTGTGCTCGTTGATACACTTCAGGGGCTCAACCCCCTCCGGCACCACCTGGACGGCGACGTAGGTGTCTGGCCCTTGAGTAGGCCAGCTTCCCTTGGCTTTCTGGCCGTGGATTTCGACGATTGCTCTTCGTGCTTTGGTTGCTGTTGTCATCGTTTCGGTTCCTTTTGTTTAGGGGGATTAGTATTCCCATCCACGAGAATAGTCATAGTTCTTCTTTTCGCACCACGCAATTGCTTCTTTTTCGATTCGAGTCCACTTCAAAAGGTGAATGCCATAGAGGGAATCAATCACCCACCATCCACCTTGCGTGTCACCGTTTCTCGCCTTGCAGATTTTGACCCTTCGACTACTCACGGTTGGCAAGCTCCTCCGACACCAGCGAATGGTGTCGGGATACCCGATTTTCAGGATCGATGTAGACAGTATTTTTCGAGCATCCCAAGATACTCTGATACGCCTGCAACTCCTCTGTCGTCATCTTCGCAAAACTGCTTTGCTCTTGGGTAGTGGTCATCGTTCTGTTTCCTTTTAAGTTTGGTAGTTGTCGGCCCGCTCCCTTGCCCCCCGTAGGGGGCTCGGGGCCGGGTCGGCTAGCCCTGAAGTTGGTGGATTGTAACGAGCATTTCTCGCTCGTGTTGCAGATTGCTCATCTGCGTGAAGACGCGAGTGTGCTCTGCGGAGCAACGGGCCAGAGCTTCGTAGCGTGGCCGCAGGCGTCGCAGGCTGTCGTTGATGTCACTGACGCGGCGGCTCGCAGAGTGTTGTGACTTGGTCATCGTTTCGGTTCCTTTTGTTTGTGTTTGGTTCATTGTTCTTTCCCTTTCTATATTATATTATAGTCTTTCTCCCCCTGAAGTCTACAACCAAATCCAAATTTTGCAGGAAATAAATCGAGTAGTTGCCCTAAGTCTTTATCTAGCAAGGACTTACGCCGACAAAATACTTTCAAGAATTCCGAGAAATTCGCCGGATTTCGCACCAACACCAAAAGACAAACGCGGTTCCAGCAGCAATCAGCCAGGGATTCGGGGTACAGGACTCAATCATTCCCTCTCTTTGCATTAAAATTTTGCCCCTAAAATTTTACTCTGAATCTTAGGGTTAAAATCACCCTTCCAAGTAAGTCTTGCGAATCCACTGAATCATCTTTTCTGGTGCATCCCCTGGATCGCCCGAGTCCAAAATGACCTGATACGTCTCCCCCGAAAACAGGTGCAGGGCCTCACATAATTTCCCTCCTGCCTTCACTGCTTGTTCCTCTGCGTCGAAGCACACGACCCGGATCGGATACTTGGCCAGCAACGCAACCTGCTCCTGACTGTATGCGATACCGAATGTAGCTACGGCCCCCGGTCCGATCTTCCACGCATCTGCAGGCCCCTCCACGATCACCACAGCGTGCCGAGCAAAGTCGGCCCCGTAGAGCAGGTGCTTGAGTGGCAGTCCCCCGTCCCTCTCTGGGTTGGCTGACAGGTAGCGAGTTTGATTCTCCCCAATCGCCCGCGTGGTCCAACTCACGATCTTGCCGTGTAGGTGGATCGGGATGAAGATTCGCCAACCGAGAACCGCGTGGATGCTGATCCCCTCCAAACCCCACCGAGAAGCCGCTAGGCTGGCGTCTAGGCCCCTCCCCTCTAGGTATCGTCTATGTACAGGGGAGAGGGCCGAACGCCCCGCAGGCAGCCGTACAGGGCGAATTTGGGGGTGCTCCGCGAACTGCCTCCCCACCTGCATGCGATCGAGTGTTTTCTGGCTCACCGTCTGCCGGGTGAGTCGAGACAGGACCGCCGGCAGATCGTGGTAGCCGCACCGCCAGCAAACTGAATAGTTGCCTTCGATGTTGATCCCGAGATGATATTTTTTAGAGCCCTCCCCGCACCACGGACAGTCCACTCCGATCCATCCTTCGCGGACGTGTGGGTGCTCCAGCCCTCGCTTGAAATCTACCTCGTGCTCTTCTAGCAGTTCAATGAGGGAGTTCATACCAACGCCCTATGCAAATAGAGGAATTCCAAAATGTCTTCGTCCGCCTCAACCTTGTCGAGGATCACTTGTGCTGTTAGCTTGAAAAAGACAGCGTCGGCCGGCCGCTCTAACATGCTGCACAGGGATGCGATCTCCACGTATCCTCGCACCATCTGCATCCGGTGCCGGTACTGAATCAATCGTAGTCTGGCAGTATAAGGCAGCAGCTTAACTGAATAGTGTCCTTTTTCAGCGTCGAAAATACCATAACCATAAGACACCGATTTAGGATGAATGTTTTTCATCTTCCTTTTCTCCCGTCTCAATTGTAACTCGCATCGTCCGGACGGCGAACGCGAGGGCTTGGTTCACATACTCATACAAACTGAGTTTGGACAGAGCAGCAGCACCTTTCACTGCCATCGACACGTCACGACTCACGCTCAGAGTTGTCTTGTTTTTGCTGTGGCTACTACTCATCTGAAACCTCCCAATATCTCTGCAAACAAATCGAAATTATCAATCGTCCTTGTTCCATCGATCGCCTTGTCCATGACAGCTTGTTTCTTTATCAGGGCCGCACAAAGCCGCTCCTCCACTGTTCCCTTGGCGATCAGGTAGTGGACCCAGACCGGATGCTCTTGGCCGATCCGGTGGCAGCGATCCTCTGCCTGATTCAAATCGCTCGGCACCCAATCCAATTCGGTGAAAGCCACGGTGCTCGCGGCAGTCAGCGTAATGCCAACACCAGCCGCTTTGATGTTGCCGACGAACAATCGAATCTTTTTGTCTTGCTGAAATTGCGTTACCGCATCTTTCTTTTTGTCGGCAGACATCCTACCATCCAACGTCACCGATCTGTAATCGACGTGCTTCACGATGGCATCGATCATCTTGTGGTGCTTGGCGAACACGACCAACTTCTCGTCCGATGATTCCAGGAACTCATTGATCCATCGAATGACGGCACGAGCTTTCAGCTTGGCAGCAAGTCGGAGCAAGTAGCCAACTTTGGTCAGGGCCATCGGCTTTTTGTCTGGGCCGTAGTTCTCTTGCAGCCACCCAGCGAAATCCGTCTCTGCCTCCTGGTACTCGATGGGCTTCCGCATCTCACAGGGGACCGTGTCTCGCAGCTTGGCAGGGAGGTCTTTTAGCACGTCTTCCTTGCGGCGGCGGATCATCACGTACTTGGTAAGTTGGACGTTCAGTTTGTCGAGGTTGGTGGCTCCGCTCCAGTCCCATCCGAAGTAGCCGTGCGTTAATCCACAGTAGCTTTGTGCGAACGGCCAGAACGCAGGCCACACGTCTGGGCGGAGCAGGTTGAGCGTGGGCCACAACTCGGCAGGTCGGTTGGTCATCGGCGTGCCGCTGAGGGCCAGGACGTGGGGAATCTTACGGCAGAGTTTTTTGATGGCTTTGGTCCGTTTGCTCTTGGGATTTTTTGCGAAGTGGCATTCGTCGATGATGATCGTCTGAGGTTGGAATCGGCGGAGCGTTTTCAGCCAAGCTCCCCCAAGTACCTTCATCCGCCCGTTCCGGAAAATCTTCACCTTGTCCACCAATATGTCGTAGTTGATGATGTACAAATCAACAGGCTCGACTTCATAGGGAGCCCGTCCACTCAGCACGATGCTGGAGACTCCCATCCGTTCCGCCTCCTGCTCCCAGACAAACTTGACTGAGGCTGGGCAGACGACCACGGCGGGCAAGACTCCGGGCGTGGTGGTCAGGTAGGAAAGGGCCTGGACGGTCTTGCCGAGGCCCATACTGTCAGCGAGCAGAACCCGACCATCGAATCCTTTGATTCGCTCGACACCTTCTTTTTGGAACGGGTAGAGTTTCATTGTTAATTTTTCAGACATAATATGACGAGGATCGCCACTACTCCCAATGCTATGCCCCCTACGCAGGTGTTGATTGACTCAACCAATTTGATGAGTTCTGTGAATTGCTCTGGGGTCATCTCTACTTTCCTTTCAAGTGTTCAAGGCATTGGGGACAGATCGACGGGTGCTTCAACGACACCAGGATCGCCAAATCCCATCCCATAGGAGGCTGGACCCGCCCGCACAGAGAAGGTGTGTCTATACCACCTCCGAACTTCTGTCCTTTATCGGTAAGTACCCGCAGGCACCACTTAGCGAGTGGAGCCGCTTGGGCTGGCTCGCAGAAGCTAAGGTCGTTGGTGTTCATCTCAGCTTTCCTTTCCTCTTGTCACTGGTTACATACCCCGGTTTGTGCCCGTGCTTCTCGCACCGCTCCAACCCCTTCTGATCGTCCCCTGCCTCCCCTTTCGTGTCGTAGGGACCCATCGGCCCGGCGTCCGGGTCTCCGAGTATCCACCACCTGCCGCGAATCAGTTTGAGGTGGAGGGTCATCATAGTCGTCTCTTCTTTCCAGTCACCCCGAATTCGGTAAGCTTCTCACATTCAGGACAACACCCCGATTTGTTTCTCTGATAATGATACAGCCTTTTGTCTTGCTGCGGATTGAATTTCTTTCCACAAACTCGGCATGTTTTTTGGGAGGGTCCTTTGTGCCGAACCCTCCGATTTTCTTTGTGATAATGGGCCATCATCTCAACGCCTCCCTTATCTCACCGAACGACTCGGTGATCCTCCCCACCGTCCAGCCCATCGCTCGCAAGGCGTCTACCAGCATGTCTCGCATCGACCGTGGCTTGCCCCTGACTTCCTGCCGCAGCTCATTGCCGAACTCCCCGATGAAGCTGAGCAGTTGTTGGGCATCGTCAGAGGCATCATCGCAGAATACCTCAGCGTCGAACGGGGAGCGGTCGGCCCTGTCTGGCAGGTAGTTGATGTTTGTCTCACTGTTTTCGTCAACCGGTCTGCCTGCCAGCGGTCCACGCTTGTTCGGCCACCGCTGCATGATTGACTCTCTGGCAGTTCCCTGATTAATCCGTTTGCGGAGGCTGGCCAGCAGCTTCCATCGAATTTGGAGCACGAGGATCGTGGTAAACTGGGCCCGCTCCGGATCGTGTTTTTCGAGGGCCTCGGTGAAGGCCAAATTTGCAATGCCCATCTGCTCCTCGATGTCCCCACCATGCCGTCGGTTGAAACCGATCACAGTCTTCCAAACCAGATTCTCCACGTCTTGGTAAGTTTCGGCGTGGGCTTGCCCCTTGAGGTACTGCTGCCCTGGATTGGGTTTTGTTGCAGCGATCACGTCATTTCTCCTTTTGTCACAGTTCGGTATTGTCTTTTCAGATGAGTGGTAATGTCAACCTCCGACGATCCACTCACCAGCATCTTCTGGTAGCCGAAACCCACGTCGGCTTCGACCTCTGCCATCAAGCACCGCCGCTCCGCTACGTGTCTGATATTCAGGATTCTTGCGTGTCCGTCCATGAACTTACTCCTTTCTACCAACTGTTATAAAACCGAAGGGTTGTTATCCCCGGCGGCAATTTGGTTACATCTACCTCATACCCATTTTTATTTTCACACGAGTATTCAGACAATGACTCGCCCAGTGGCACCTCTTGCCCTGGCTTGTCGCCTGGGCTCTCAAAATTGAAAAACTGCTTAACCTCATCGGGAACTGGAACACCAGCAGCTTCGCAGTTTTCCCACACGGTTTTCATTTTGTTCCACGAGTCATTGGCTGGTCTGAAACCGACGCAGTGTGTTGACATTCCCATCTCTGAATCTCCTTGCAGTTCTCTGCCCTCCGGTTAAGCCCCTTTTCGGTTCCTTTTTCAGTTCATTGCAATCAGCGAACGGATAAGGTCGGTGGCTTTCTGTCCCCATTGTCTCTTTATTGCATCGGCACAACTTTCTCCGTCTCTGGGCTTAACAACCTCTTCATCAAATCGAACAACATCAAAGCCCCATATTGGCCTCCAGTAATGATAAATGTTTTGTCTGAAAATACGATAAAACGAATCGCAATCAGATGTTTGTGGATGTGGCATTGCCTTAATCCTTTTTCAGTTCGTGGTTACGCCCCAACCAGTTCCTTGCTCCGTTGAGACAGCACATGCACACCCATCCTGCACGCAGTCTCGGGGTCCCGCTCAATCTGACCGTGCCGAGCACAAGGCGTGTCAGGATACCAGTGTTTGACATGAGCTGCACAAGAGTATTTTCCAGGCTCCGAGCCCTCAAGGTGCGGACAAGCAATCCCACCCCCGAGATGCGTCACTAGGTTCCCTTCCACAGGACCTTTGGCCAAGTCGTCTACAATGATAACCGCACACATCTTGCAGCAATATCCGCAACGTAGACATATCATCGCTTGTTCCTTTCTACGGCCCGGCCGGTCCGAGCCGGTAGCCGACGGAAGTGATGCGAAAAGTTCTGCCAAAACTGGTCCTGCCGATCTGCTTGACCGTGGCCTCGGTAGCCGTGAAGAACTCGATCGCCTCAATAATCTCATCCAATTCAGGTCGGCTGTCCACCCTCACGATCGTGTTGATCGGGTTCCGCCAGTCCCGCGGATCCTGCACCCGCTTGAAGGCTTCGTTCAATTCCGTTACACTAAATCGGGTTTTGGTTGCTGTCTGGGTCATCGTTCTGATTCCTTTTGGTTGGGGTTGGTGGTTAATCGCAGTATATCTGCCGGCGTGAAATTTCCTCATTTAGAGCGTCGAGCATACGTTGGGTTGCATCATTACCCTGTCCATCATCTTGGATTTTGATGAGTTCATCTATGCACTTTTCTAGTCGCCGTATCTGACGTGTCTGGGTCATCGCTTCGGTTCCTTTTGCGTTAGGAGGTTAGCAATTCTCGAATCCGTTTTGCAGCATCTTTGTACGACATACTGCATCCATTCAACGACACCGTTTTCGTTCGCGGGTAGACCTGGGCGACACGTCCGGTTACCTCATACAACTTGCAGAGGCTTCGGATTTTAGATTCTGTTTTGGTCATCGTTTCGGTTCCTTTTGGTTGGAGGTTAGTCAGCCTGATCGTCTGTCTTGTGGTAGGGCGTTGCATCCTCAGTTTCATACTGGTCGCGGTAAGGGTTGTAGCCGTCGCCGCCGTCGTTGAATTGGGCATCGTACTTTTTCTCGGCAGCCTTCCGGCCGGCCCGTTTACGGTCGGCGTCAGTCTCTATTACGATGATGTCGTAGCTCAACAGTTCGCCCTGGCCGGCCTCCCGAGTAGCAACAACCATTTGCTGCCAGTGGGTGCGGTGAATGTCCCGCTCGTAGCCAAGGTCAAAATCCACAACTTCGATTTTACCGTTTGGTCGTTCGATCGTGATTTTGCATTCGTAGGTCATCGTTTCGTTTCCTTTTGTTTGAGTGATGTTTTTCATTGTTTCTTCCCTTTTCTCCCCCCGACTATATTATATTATAGGCTTTTCCCCCTTGGAGTCTATAGGCAGACCGTTGATTTCCCCCGATTTTCAGAAAATAAATCGAGTGATTACCCTAAACCCTTGCAGACAAAGGACTTACACAGACAAAATACTTTGAGAATACCGTCGGATTTCCGCCTCAGATCGGCTGAAACGGGGTTCCATCTTCCCATTGCAGAGGCCCGCCACCCAATTCGTGCCACAGCCGCCAGAAGTGATCCTGGTCAATCGCGGCCCCGACGCCGACCAACCGCTGCCCTCCACTAGGCCCTACGATCGTACAGTCGATCATCAGCCCGATAGACTGGATCCCTACCACCTGTATGATCTGCCCACCGTGGACGATCTCCAGAGAGCGAGATATGGGCCGGTCCTCTTGGAGCCAGGTTCGCAGCCACCGTCGCAGTCGGTCAATTAGATTTCCGAAAATCATGGTGAGTCGTTTGAGAATGTCTCAGCCTGTAGCAATGGGGAAGGGTGATTGGAAGGATCGAACCCTTGCTCGCCACGAACCGGCGGTACGCCAAGTCGCACCTGCACTGGTCGAATCCCCGCTCGTGATGATATGGAGTCTGCCGTCGCTTGTTGTCGGGGATGTAGCCGTGCTCCCTTGCGAAGTCTCCCTTGACTATCTGTACACCACCAATGGCCCTGCTGTATTTCTTTGGAACAAAGTCGTCAGGCTCAACATTGATCAAGCAAGGCTTCGCTGCCTTGGCCAACGCAACATCCCCCGTCGCATGATCCCGATGGATCAGCACCGTCTTGGGAAATACCATCGGAGCAAAGCTCGGCCAAGTCACCTCAGCCAAGGCGTCCAAACAATCCTCCCCGAACACGTAGTCGCAGTCAGTGAACCAAACGATATCTCCGGTCGCTGTAATCGCTGCCACGTTTCGCCCGATGGCTCGTCTGCCAAGATTGGGGAGGGTGCATGGTATAGTATGCAATTTTACCTTGGCTGGATTAAATTTGTTCTCAAAAAAACCCAGAACATCACAGACGATCTTATCTACCGGATTGTAGCAGACCGTCACCGTGACGTGGCTTTTGTGCGGATGCAAGATCAACGAACTGAGTTGGTACGTCAGTGCATATCCATAGTGAGCGTACCGACCGGCCCATGCGTGCGTTACGATTTCTATGCTTTTCACAATGTAGCTCCCGACAACTGGTAATCGTACTGCTCGTAAATCTCGGGCTCCACCTTCTGAATGATCTCTTGCAAGTACGGAATCTCTTCGGCTTCCGCAGCCTTGTCTAGATCGATGGGCATCGGGGTAAGTTGATCAACCATGTTCAACCAATATGGTCCCACTCCCAACGCATCGAACAGCTCAATTATAGCTGGCTTCAAATCCTCCGTCCGGATTACGGAATCACCATGATACGATTTGATGATTCGAGTGTACCGTCCCGCCTCTTGCTCGGCGTAGGACAAAATGAATTCCTCGAAGCTCTGGGCAGCCACGGCTAGAGGGGCCAGCACGTCGATTGTGGGGACCCCAACCATTAGCCCCTGTGGAATATAGTAATAAGATCGAAGCCACTCGTATGGGTGCCTCACGAGCGTCAGATTGAATTGTAAGGGATACCTCTGGATCGGCGGGGCGTGGACCTGCGACTGGGAGGTTTCGGTGGTGAATCCCGTAGCAGTTGCCGCCTGCATTACCCAGCCAGCTCCCATCATCGGTGCGGCTGCAAATTGGAATCTGCCATAGTCGATTATGATACTCCTCCTCTACTTGGGCTTGATCCACCAAACGTATCCACGGAGAGTTTCCACGACACAATCATGCTCTTTGGCAAAAGCATCTACAGCAGGTTTGATGACAGGCATGAGCCCGTAGTCATGCCCACAGAAGATACCCCCTGGCCTGACTTTCAGAAACCATGCTTGCAAGTCTGCTGCTATGTCAAGATGCCGAGGATCGATGAATACGAAATCCAAAGACCTATCTGCCACTTCATCGCAAGCCTCCAACGAAGGCTTTTCGATCAACGTGACTCTGTCCATGTATTTTTCGATGCGAGACATGGCCCGCTCTTTTACGAGGGCCATTTTCTTCGCCGTCGTAAGCTCAAAATTCTGATCGGCATACGGCTTCCATGGGTCCACCAAAATCAATCTCAATTCCGGATATTGCTCAAGCAATGCAGCAGAAGTCTTGCCTTCCCAAACACCGATCTCAGCACCACAACCCACGTGCGGCAGTACAGTTCTTAACCAAGCACGCAACGTTTTGGAATGGGCTCGCAGCATCATTCAATTCCCTTCTTGGTAAACACCATGATTCGTCGCCTCAAAAACCGGCTGGTTCCTTCTCGAATGGCAAGTGTAGCTTGCTCATTCAATTGGAAACCAACCCGCCCCATCTCACATGCCACCCACTCAGGTATTCTGCAATTCACATGCTCATGCCCATCTCGGCCTGCTGTAGCCCAACTGATCAGTACACCTCTCTGTGCCGCTGCCAGATTGTCAAACAACTCCTTCTCAAATCTACCGGGGACGTGTTCTCCCACTTCACTGAAAACTATCCAATCAGGTAGTCGTTGAAACAAGCTCTGGCAAATGTTGGGTGTTGTTAAATTCCCAACGGTCACCGTGCCGCCGCTGGATTTGTGGGCATCTGGACTGGCATCTATCCCATGGGCATCTCCCCATCCATTCTCCCGCATCCATCGAACGTGCTGGCCGTATGCACTGGAGCCCATGTCCACGACGAAAGCTGACTTGGGAATTATTGCCTCTATGGCAGCACACAATGCCTGATTGACCTTCCGATTGTGTCGCCGGTTTGCAATCTCAACTGGGAATCCCCCACGCAATTCATCATTCACAATTCTTGCTCCTCATCTTCATGCCAGGATAAGTCCACGCGGTAAACAATCTGATCCAATGAAATGGAACCGGAGTATCTCGAATGATTTTCTGCCCATCGTTTCGCACAAACTCCCAAGGAACCTTTCTGCCACGCTGCACCATTATTGGTGATTCATATTGTTGGAGCCACACAGCTTCTCCCATCCACCCATCATGCTCTTCGTCCAACAAATAACCCATCACCACCTCATCATGCCACAAGTTGGAGTGGTTCCAATCTATCTTTGCCAACACCCGATCAGCAAATTCAGACCCTCGCAGATGAATCCAATTTCCACTGGCAACCATTTTCCTGGCTGATTGTGTCAGCCGATCAGGGGCGTGGGTGCGTATTTCATATTTGAATGCTGACAGTGTAAGGCTGCGACCTTCTAGCATCGAGAACGCTTCGTTTACATCCCACACCAAACTACGGACATCCCAATCACAATAGATGACTTCTCCATGATCCTCAATTGCTCGTTGCAACAATTCCCACTTGTAATGCCATGGGCGTTTCATAGTTCGGCGTATACGAACGTCCTGGCACCCATCTGGGAATGGATCATCATGCACCAACTTCACGCAATACCGATCTTTGTCTGCAAAAAACTCAGCATTTTTCACCCCATATACGTACACGTATTCTTTGCTGCCTGGCTCATTTACTCTACGACTAACATCTGCCTTCATCACTTTTTGCAAACGACAGTTTGGCTCATTCACTCCCCACAAGACTCGGACTATTGCGCCCATCTCATTGCTCCCCCTTTCCATGCATCAAGTCTTCAAAAACCTCCTCCGACACAAACGGGGTGCTCATCCGTTGAAAGCAGCAGTGAATTAGATTTTCTGAATGCCCCCGTTTCTGCCATTCGTGTCGTCGCAAAATCACTGTGTGATAACCACACGCATGAGCAAGATTGCTGACACGATCCTCTTGATATAACACCCTTCCATGGCCCAACCAAGAGCCCTCTTCCGGCAGTGCGTGGATCATTAGTCCATCAATCCGACAAGCCTCATGCATATTCTTCCACGCATGATAGTGCCCTTTGATGTGCTCAGTGCAGCCAAAATTGGTCACAACATCAAAGTCCACAAATTTCGCCGGCAATGGATGGCCCAAATCCAACTGCAACGCCCCATCTCTACCATTGATATCTATTGATATATGATTTGTACCGAGCCACTGGAACACCAATTTCGCAGGCACTTGCCGGCGTCGATCACCAAATCGAAATGTTAGTTGATTGCCAAATTCCAACATCCGCAAGCCTCTGAACTTCACTTTAGTCAGCCACAGAGAGTCCTGCAATAATTCCATTTGAACGGAACTAATTCCCATAATTTATTTTCCTTTTGAAATAGAATTTATCATCTTTTGAACACCAACACCTTCCTCTTCCAACCCTTGCTTGTCATCGCCCGCAACTCCAAGGTCTTTTCTTCATCGAGTTGGAATCCCACGGCCCCCATCCTGTAAGCCACCCACTCAGGAGTCCGGCAGTTGATATGGTTGTGGCCCCGCTGCCCGGGCGTGGCCCAACTGAGTAAGACACCCTCCTTTGCACAGGCAAGGTTGGCGAAGAGTCGATGAGAAAGTTTATCAGGAATGTGCTCCCCGACTTCGCTGAATATGATCCAATTAGGATTATATCTGAAAGTCTCTTGTTGGATGTTAGGAGATGTTATATCCCCAGTTACTGCACAACCGTTGCTCAGCACCTCTGAATTCGGACTGGCATCGATCCCATAAACTTCCACCCAGCCTTCCTCCAACATCCATTGGACGTAGGCTCCATAAGCACCACACCCAAGATCAACCACGAACGAATCCTTCGGAATCGTAACTTCGATAAACTTGCAAAAATCAGGGTCAAGCTTCGCTCCCCGCTGCTTGGCTTTCCTTGCCGAGAATCCCCCGCTGCTTGGTAAATCTGACATAGTCAATCCTTTAGTTTGGGCTCTTCCACCAATCGATATCGCACACCTTCGATGATCGTAAACATCGTGGTATCTGCTTCAATATCGACGCTGCCGAGATTCACTTCCAATTCGGCAGTGATAATAGTGTCCTCGCTGTAATCGAAATTGATGCTTCCTCGCACCACTCGCTGAACACCCTCAACCTCCAAGCTACGTGTCAGGAAGGGTCCATCACCGTCCGGGGTCTTGAATCGCACGTTCATCGTTCTCACTTCTCTTTCTGGGCCAATTCTGCCAATCGCTCCGGCCAGTTCTCCCCGGCCGCGAGCAGTTCCTTTTCCATCCCATCAAGAAACTTGTGGTGCATGTCTTTCCGCCAGTCAGCAAGACCTCCTACATTGTCATGCAGGCACGAAATGTATTCCGGCCACCATGACTCGACGGCTCGTTTGCTCTTCTGTGGCCGAGAATTGCAGTCACCGTGGAAGTGCCAGATTCGTACTTGATCGTCCGACAGATACTTTGGCTGAAACCGGGGTGAACAGTTGAACGCCCCACCTTGGATAATTTCCATTCCCTTACCATTGAACAATGGCATCAAGGCGTGCAGTACCGTTTCGTCGCTGATGAAGATCGATCGAGCTACCTTTGTCCATTCGTGCCACGTTCGCAAGACACGGGAATTGGGCCGGCAGCAGAACACCCCACCGTTCACGCTCGGCCACTTGTATTTCAAAACATGCTCCACGGCAGACTGGGTGATCTCGGGGAACTTCCGCAGCCGCTTCACGCGGCTTTGCACGATACCCCCTTGCGTTTGCCATCCACTGAATTGTGTGGCCAAAAAGCCCGGCTCTTCGGCAGCATCAAACAGGGGGGTCAGATCACCTTTGATGAGTGTATCGGCATCAAGGTAGAGTACCAGATCGTCGTCGTTGAAAGACTGCACGACCAATTGTTTGCACTCAAATTGAGCGTTCCTTTTTATGTATTCTGGTTCCCACCGAACGGGAATGATGCCCAGTGATCTATCTTTTGCTATTTGCGTAACAAGCTTCCACGATCCCTCACCATAGGTGTCTGGCATGTCTGGCCAAGCATGGACGCAGACCGGTCCATTCCAATACTTCCGCAGTGAACGCAGGCTCACGATCAGGTACGGCAGGTGGGCGGGGTGGCTCATCACGTAGGTAATTACTCTCACTTTACAACTCCCCCATCAAAAGTGAATCTAAACTGTTTGATCTCTTCAGAATATCGCTCAGCCACTTTCACCGCCATTCGGGATGTGTAATAACTCCGATAATCCTTTTTTCTATGCATAGCTCCAATTACATCCAATCGCATCTGCGGCATACCCACGATGTCACATAATTGAAACCAATCAGATTCTAACGTCTCGTATCTTCCAATAAAATCCACTCCGAATTGTAACCATTTCATCTGTGAATGGGCATGTCCAAAAAAAGGTCTAGTCATCGATGCAGTACCAAATCTACCCAGGCATTTTCCTGAAACAATCGTTTCTAAGAATAAATCGAAACTGCCTAAATATATATTAGTGCTCGCAGATGCGTTCCTTTTTCTTCGGAAGGAATAATAGTATTCATATACTGAAACTAGCCGCTCCCAAGTATTACGCACAAACGCAAACTTGAAGCATGAATTATACCAATTCTGCAAGCTCTCTTTCTGCAAACCCTCTTGGTGTTGTAATACATGACTAACTGGATAATGTCCTAAAATCATACAATCGACAAAGCAATCTACCTTATAATCATTATGTTTATAATGGCAAACATTTAGATTCTGTTCGAGGCTTTTAATTATGGATCTTCCAGCTACTCTCGGTACATGCATAAACACTATTTTTCTATTCATAAATTCAACTCCTTTTCTCATTTTTTCTACTCAGAGTTTCTGTAAGCCTCAATCTGGCAGGGACAGGAACAGATTTCAGGGCGGAACAGATGCCGTCGAACATATATCGCATCGTACTGCCCACTGTGGCTCCGGGTCGTGTGCGTGGTCTGCCGCAGGAAACCATGATCCATCAACCAGCAATGAATCTCGACTGTGCTAGGCCAATACTTGGAGGGAGGATTGGCAGTCATCTCGATGTTGATGACTTCCACCCCCTCCACAAACCCCTCCCCGCCTTCCAAGGCCTCCCACTCGGAACCCTCACAATCGAGCCACAGCAGGACGTGTTTTCCACGCCGGACAAAGAACTCATCCAACGTAGTTACATCCACGTCGATCGTCTTGTAATCCCGCCCACCCTTTTCCGTTTCATCGAACTGATAGAGCGACGATCCATCCCCATGGCGTTCCTTATCGAACAGTTTGCCTTTTCCGACCTGCCCCCCGATAGCAGTCTGAAATACCTTACCTGGATAATCCTTCAGACAGGCGACGATTCTCGGATGGGGCTCACAACCGAACAGATCAACATGGGGCCACGCCTCCACCATCACGAAGACTTCTTTGTGCCTGTGCCCAATTCCCACCTGATAGATCACATCGGGAACCCAGTCCAACAACTTGGCTACATTGACTACTGCCACTCCACTGCGTCTTTGCAATTTAGAAGCCATCAATCGCCCCCTTCCTCGGCCAGACGGGACAACGCTTTCCTTCGCTTGCAAAAACACTCCAGCTCTCCCATTGACAATGCAAGTGTTTCTTCATCGACATGCCACATGGCTTTCAGAAGAGCTTCATACACGTCTGCCCACTCTGACCGATCCTCTTCTCCCTCGGTGAACTTTCCCAGTATACGGACAACCGGCCCAAACAGATCGGCGAGTGCCGTGTACGCACTTTCCTTTTTAGCCAATCCCAGTTGACTCCTCACCCGCTTATACGCCGCTACGATTTTTTCAGAATCACCATCAACAGACAGCACCCGCTCCCCATTTAAATTGATAAATGTCAGAACAGATTCTTCGCCATTGATAAAAGTAGTCACACTGGATACGTCCGACAAGTTGACCAGCCTTCCCGATTCCACTTCAATCCAATTGGACTTACTCATTGCATCGCCTCCTCTGCATAATTACGTACGTTTTTCAGCGTACTCCAATGACTCCAACCCTGCTTTTTCATGTTTGCTCGGACGATCCCAAACCCCAGACGCTTCGCACAGTAGTACATACACCCATCTTGCGACGGCACAGGAAGAGCACCTGGATTGCAAGTGGCCCCCACCCAGCACGCCACCTTCGCTGTGAATCGAGTGTGGAAGAATCCACACCAACTGATGACCCGATGATGTCTCAATGTGCCATAGCCCTTTTTAGGAATCAAGTCCAGCGGGGGCTTCTGCCTGAGCATCTGCAAATTCTCGTTTGCCTCCACCCAAGCGTCGAGCTTCATCATCTGATCGGCGGGCTTCGTATAGGGCCACGGCTGGGCAACGATTGCCGGGCAGTTGTCAAACCACGTCGGGTCAATCCAATTGTCATTGCCAGTAGCCACCACGTCAGTGTCGAGCTTGAGCCAGTACCGGGTCATCACAGACAAGGGGGGAACATAAACGAATCCCGCCAATGCCTTGTGCCGCTGGGGATTGTTCCATTTCGTCGGCTCCCCGGTCCGTCTGTAATCGCACCGCTCGCCAAATGACTTCAAGGGCCAGGCGACAACAGATAGATTCGGATGGTCGATCACCTCCCGAACAGCCTGCTCTGTAATGCTGTACTTGTCCCGAAAAACAACCATCGGAACCTTTAACAGCGACGGCTTGTGCTTTTTCCAGGTGGGCCAGGTGAGCTTCAATTGCTCTAGGTGAGCAGCGTCGGTTCCAACTACCAAAGTGTAGTCTGTGAATTTGCTCATTGCTGTATTTTCTCTCCCGTGTCGCGTCTCTCAATGTCATCAGGGTCTAGCCCAACCCAATAAAACTCTATGGCGATTGTATCTTCCAAAGACTCGAATCGGTGCAGAATTCTCGGGGGCACATCCGTGATCTGATTGGGGCCCAAGACAGTCTCATCGACCGTCCCGTTAAATTGTTGGGTGACAATCTTGAGCCGTCCCGCTATCACAAAGAACCGATTCCATTTATGCTTGTGAAAATGGTTGGAGCAACGAAACCCTCTCTCGACCCGAATGAGATGTGACTCCGTGCTGTTCCACGCAAAGACGGGCTGGGTGATCCCCCAGACCTTGCCTTCTTTTGCTCCGATCGGCGGTTGGTTCATTCTCGTCTCCCATTCTACCCCCGTAAGGGCCCCTGTAGTCCCTTCCTGCTCCCATCCCCTAGATTATACCTAATCTCCATTCGAGGCCGCCTATGCCCCATACTCGCCAAGATTTTGGGGTGTACCATACCTCGACTCCCATTTCCGTACCAACTGCTCTTTTTCAGACTGAGACACTGACCGCACAGCATGTATGAACGGGTCCTCTGTCACAAGCAGAAATCCACCCCCGCACGATGGGATGAATGTCAGGACAACCGGCTCCAATTCATCAACGTACTGATCGACTTCGATCGTTCGTTTTTTCATTGCGTTGGTCATTTCTTTTCCACCTTCTTTCTTCTTTCCCTCTCCTTCTTCGGCGGCTTCCAATACCAGCCATTCAGGTCAAAGGGAGTCTCCATCCCGGCCGTTGCCATTCCAATCGCCTGACTGAACGGGACGTGGGGGAACGCTCGCAAACCACTCTGCCTGTTGCAATTATACACGTTCAATCCGAACCGCTCGAATGCCCCACTTTGCACCGTCCTGCAAAGCAGCTCGTTGATGACGGCGAACTGGTGATTGTTCGACTCACAGGCCTTGGCATCGCGGTCTTCACCGAACGAGTAGTTGTCCGTCAGCCCCTTCGCGGAGTCCATGCGAAAATCCACTCCGACCAGAAAAATCGTCCGGGCTCCCAAATGATACAGTATCCTCAAACCCAAGAGCATGGAGCAGATCGTCTTCTGTTCCCCCGTGCGAGCGACACCAACATTCAGATTGCCCATCGTCGCTCCATGCTCGGTGAAGAACGAATCATCGGACCGCATCCAACTCCGTCGCAGGAAGCCCCAAGCATTCGGGCAGTCGCACGTCGAAAACTTCTGCCCATCCGGAAACGTCAACTGCTCGAACTGCTTGTCCCTGATCTTTCGTCGCAGCCCGCCCCGCTTCTTTTTGAACTTCGGTATCGGGACGAACTTCATTATACCGGGGTCCAGCCAGATACCAGAGTGAAACTTGGATGGTGGATCGGAGTGAACGAATGCCTGTGGTCGGAAGGCGTCCCACCCCGCCACGTTGTTGACCGCCAGCGACCAGCAGCCACGGCGGTTCAGGTCACTCATTGGCAGTTGTCGAGCGGACGGGCCACCGCAAACCAAAAAGGCAATTCCCGGATGCCGCATCGATGCCTCGAAGCAAGTAACTGCCTTTGCATGTTTGTCAACGATGTGCAACGGGTCCCGAAACTTCCTTATCAAGTCGGGATCGGAGACGAGCAACTTTTCTTTGCACGTATCGCAAGATGGAATGCCTGCTGCTGGAAACTCGGTGTCTTTCGGAGTAGTCAACCGGCACTTGCCATATCGATAACAGATGGGCTGCCTGCCAAACTCTATGGAATCCTGATCCAAATACACACAATCAGTCATTGCAGTTTGTCTCCCAACACACTTTTCAATTGTTACTTGAAACGTTCAATGAGTACCGCCACTTTGGAAAGCTGTCTGTTATCGGTGTTGTCTTCACCGTCTGGTCCGAGATGTTCTAAAAACTTGCCATCTGCTTCACCATCTAAATCATCGACTCCGCTTGTCCAAATATGACTTAGCGGATTACCTGCCAACGCCAAATCAGACCCATCGGTGCCAGCGTCAACCGTGTCACTGTTATCGACATGAATTGCATGACGGTGATTGTCGTGATCGGGGTGGTTGTTCTCCGTATCACCATGCCACCGGAATCCCACGTCATCCCCTGGTGTGGTCTCTGATCCGTCGGCGGCAGCATCGTCGGGATCGTAGGCCATCAAGACGCGACCCTTCACATCCCACGTTTCATCGTCTCCGTTGCAAAGCACCCACCCTGTCTCGATTCGATCTGTTCCCTTCTGCCATTTCAAGTCACCGATCTTGCTCTTCAGGTATTCCGACTCACAAACCCTATTCCCCTCTTTGGTGAAGCTCCATCGGATAATATCGTTTTTGTACACTGACGGGTCATTGTCATGGGCAACATCGCGGAGCCGTGGCAAGCCCACCCAGAACTTATCACCCCGCTCGATCGTTCCATCGTCATTGCAGAGCTTCACCTCCACGCGGGGCTTGCCATTGTTCTCCTGCCAATCATATTGAGCCTTGGCCGACAAGTCCCTATCCTGATTCTTCATCACCCAAATCCGATATATATCATCGTGCTCGTCGTAGACTGCATACCCCTTCGCCGGGTAGCTGGCACTTTCCCCTTCCCCTTCAAACTGATACACCCCGTTGGACAGCAGCGAATTGTGAACTTCGAGTGGGACGATGTCACAATAACGAATGGGGTAATCGATGCGTTCAGGATTGATCCCATCCCAATAACGCACGACAGAGGCCTTGGCCTTTTCACTGGTGCGAGTGAGATCGGCAGTCAACTGGAATTCGATGAAACGAGCTTTCCAAAACAGATCAACGATTTCGTAGACCGTCTTGCCATACTTACCCGTTCGCGGCAGTGCCACTCCCCGAGTTCCCTTCGGAGCCTCGAAGCCCTGCGGCCGAAAATCCTGTACTTCGATCAAGGTCGTTTCAGGGTCTATGAATTTATTGGCTTTGGCGTACCAAGATAAAATATACGCTTTAGCAGGGGAGCCTTCATTCAAATCCTGCCGTAGCTTGAAGTAGACAGGGGCCACGTCATTGACTAGCGGAATAAACATGCCCCGCTGCTGATGCCAGTACGCTGAAATCCTGTCCCCCTTGGCCAAGACGGTCTCCGTTGCAGTCGCGTCCAACTCCCACTCTTTGTCCACGGTGTCCCACTGTACATCATCGAGGCTGGCTGATCTGGTATTCTTTTCACCCCATAGTAGACGACACAAGTAAAGCCCACTGTCCCTTTTGTCTGAAGTGTTAATTTGCTCGTTGGTGATTTCAACGAGGGTCTGAATGAACGGGGCCGGCTGTGAAGTGCCGTTAACGGACCCACCTAACTGCTGATTCTGAAAAGAACCCCTAGCACCGGCCTCGACCCGACGAGCAACGGCACTCAATCGATCCATGTATCCCACCGACAGCTTGTCACCCACCTTTTTCTTGGAGAACCGATCAAAAGACATTCGAGAACTTCCTAATCAGTTGCTTTGACCTGCGGCGGGAACAAATTGTTAAGATCAGATGATTCGTAAACAGGTTTTCCATTTATTTGCAACGGCTCCCATTGCCCAGTTTCATCCTTGATGAAATGATTGTGCCCAATCACCTTTCCGTCTTGCTTGACGTGCTTCTCCAGGAACTTCATACCAACCGTTACCGGGGTATTTTCCCAACCCTCCCGCCATGTGTAATCCTCCTGATATGAATAACCAATAAACATGACGGTCTCTGCAACGGCATTTTGCAAGAGTGGCATCTTCTTTTCGTTGACGAGCCCCATCCGGTTTCGCATCGCCTCGATGATCGTTGGCATAAACGCTCGATTGATGCGAGGCCACGTAACATCCCATTGCGTCTCTGGAACAATCTTCGTCACGTTGGTCAAGGGACTCTTCACCTGATCCTCCGCCTTCCACGAGGCATGTGAGTCGCTCCATGCTGCGTTAAGCCCACGAACAGGAACAGTCAAAAATTCCGCAGTTGAGTCGGCAGAGATTTGCAGGAAGGTAGTCGGATCGTTTTCGTCCTCGTTCTGCGGACCTGTAATGTAGGAAACCGAAACCACGATGAAATCATCGTACGTTCCACTAGGAGCACCCGGGTCCAAGTTGTACGGATCGGCAGGTAGTGCATCTCGAAGGGGTGCGAAGGCGACGGAGGTAGTGTGAAACGCGGTTGATCCAGGATACCTGCGATTGGGAGAAACGATGAACGTCTCTTCATCCAAATTGATGCCACGCGGAAAAGACAACCCCAAAAATCCAGCCAAGTCCTTTGCTTGTATGATGTACTTCTCATCGATCTGTCCCGACTCTTCATTGAGGCTTCCCGTTGGAAACCCGTTCATTAACTTGTACGGAATACCACCGGCAGAAAGTGCCCAAAACTTCGGATTGAGATTGATGCTCATGTGATCACCTATTTGTTTCCAGCCACCAAACCACCGGCGTTTTGATCCGTCAGCGACTTGAGCATATCCTCTTGAATCTTTTTCGATGCCTCGGCAACTGCCAATTGATCCTCTTGCACCTTGTCTTTTTTGTCCCCTACCAAACCCTTGAGCAGATTTTCTTGAATTGAACGGCCCCGCTCCCGCAGCCCCTTGAAACCGATCTCTTCCAACGCAGATGCTGCTTCTGGAGGAGCCCCCGGTTCTGGTTCTGGTTCTGGTTTCTCTCCCTCTTTTTTCTTCTTCTTTATCTTTTCCAGTTTATCAGCACGACCAGCTTCCAATTTCACCTTGCTTTCAACCACACTCTTTATGGCGTCATCAATTGATGCCGTTTTCATCAACTTCTTCGTGCGATCGCTGGCTACTCCAATATCAATTACGTTCGGAAGATCACTGAGCGTTTTTTCTAAGTTTTTCAAGAGGATTGCCCCAACATCCCCTCCCGTCAAAGCAGCTTCCAGCATCTCAGGAATGCTCATAAAAGCTCTGCCCATGCCCTTGATCATGGCCCATGCAGCATCAATCATAAACCCAACATAATTAACGAATATATCAAAGGCGTAAGACAGTGCTGCTTTAAGAATATCTGGAAGTGCTGCCCCAACCTTCTTCCAGTTTTGGGCAATCGCCAAAATCCACTCAGACGCCTCCAATGCAAATTCAGAAACTGCTTTGATGGCAGTAGCCGCCATCTCTGAAAAAGTATCACCAATGGCAGCTATGTCGATGTTTGTTATTCCAAGCAAATTCAACAAGCCCAGCCAGCCTTGAATGACGGCACCCATCATAATGTCGAATGTTTGCTTTATGTTCTCCCAAGCCAGACTGATAAGATCGGCAGATTCCTTCAACGCCTTGACCACCGGAACTGTTTTTCTCAGCCAGTTAATCAACGCAATAATGCTGGCCACAACCACGCCGATAGCAACGATCAAAATTCCAAACCCCGTTGAGACGGTGGCCAGTTGAATTGCTCTTGCTGCAACCCGAGCAGCAGGTCCCAACGCTTTAATGGCAAACCGCAATCCTATAACGGCCATGGTAGCCTTGATCGTGTTGCCAATGAAACCCCCCATCTTCTTATCGACATCCCTTATCACTTCAACTGATTTGGATATGACCAAAGACAACCCCCTGAAAATATCGATCAAAGGTTCCACAGCATTCAGCACTGGAGTCAACGCTGCGATGGCCAACTCGGACATCGCTGAAATCAGTTCCTTGAGCGTTCCGATGAACGTGTCCATCCTTGCAGCAGCAACGCGGGCAGCCCGGCCTAGATCACTTTCAAGACCCTTGGCCAGATTCTCCACAAACTTTCCTCGCTGCATCAACGACAGGAGGCCGACGATCCTACGACCGCGGGCACCAAATAGAGCAAATGCCTTCTCGGAACGGGACACAGCATCCGTAGGCATAGCATCCGCCAAGGCCCTGAACAATCCGATGGCATCTAACGCTCCCCCTGGTCCTGTAGCAAAGTCACGAATGTTTATGCCCAATTCCTGCAGAGCCTCAGCGGCGTCCTTCGGTTGCGAAATCAACCGCTGCAAAGCAATAGCCATTGCCGTCCCAGCCTCACCACCACGAACACCAGCTTTTGCCAAAGCGGTCAACAAAGCAGTAGTGTCTCGAAATGAAATCCCCAAATCAGCAGCAGATGATCCCAATGCTGTAAGGGCCACCGCCAATTCTTGAGCAGTTGTCTGTGCCCTCGATTGTGCCGAAGAAAGGAAGTCTGCGATCCTACCCGTATCACTCGCAGCCAGCTTAAACTTGACCATGTTGTCTACAACTACCTTGGCGGCATCACCCAACTCAAAACCAGCCGACGCAGCCAGATTCAACACAGTGGGCAACGCCCCAATCGCATCTTTAGCATTCAGACCACCTAATACTAACTGATTCATAGCCTCAGCAGCCTGCACCGAAGTATATCGAGTGGTGGCCCCCAATTGTCGAACTGCTTTTTCAATCGTAAGATAAGAAGCTTCACCCTCTTTGCCCAACAATCTAGCGTTGGCACGAACACGTACCATTGCTTCCTCGAACGTCGCTGCGGCAGTCGCCGCTTTGATGAACACCATTCCTATGGCAGCAACCCCCGTAGCGATTCCCAACGAACCCATTGCACCCGACATGGCACCTGCCAAACCACGTACTGCCCGCATGGCTGGGGCCTTCGCCCTATTCAGATCACTGCGGACCTTGCTGGCATCAGCCCTCACACGTATGTATGCTTTGGCCAATTCTATACCAATTTTCTCATCCTCCCTTCCTCCGCCGTCTCCGCTGTTTTTGTTTGGCTCTTTGTTCTTTCTTCGCTTCCACTTCCATCAATTGCCTAGCCACCGACTTGCCCCCGATCCTTCCCTGAATCTTTTCTCCGTCCTTCGCACGTCCTTGTATCGTACCATCTTCGGAGGTATTTCCTATAAGATTCAAGGGGGCCGTCTTGACCCCCTTTTTGTCACTCTTGGCTTTCAGGACCTTTCGATCAGTCAACCGCATGAACATCTGATCAAGGGTCAAGTCTCCTGGATCACCTTGAAAACCGCGGCCCCCGTTCCATGGATCATCACAAAGCACTCGAATATGATACGGCTCCAATCCGTGAAGCAATCCATCTTTCAAGAGGTCGTCTTTGTCAGGGCCGCTGGCCTCTTTCCTCATTGCAGCGGCCCCTAACCATTTTTTACTTGAGGAGCCGAAACACGTTCGATCTCCTGAGCAACCTCCGCCATGAGATTGGGCTTGTCCGAGAACGCCTCCAAGACCTGTTCTCTCGTAACGTCAGAATGTCGGAGTGTCATCCACACGAACGAGACCATCCCCTCCATGCTCCCAGTGATCCACCATGCGACGTAAGGAATCTTCACGGACTTGATCGTGTTGCCCGTGAACTCTTCATATTGCTTCACCGTGATGGTTTTTTGATCCAAGGCCGTCACGACAAACCGTTTATAGGCATCGTCATCTTTGACCGCATCAGGTCCGAACTTCTCGGCCATGAACTTCCGCAAATTCTTGGAGATGACCACCGTGCTCACATCGTAAGCCTCTTTGTGTGGCAAATCACCAACGTCCCACCGAGCAGCTTCCTCGAACTTCTCTTGCATCATCGGTTTGCGAATTGCTTCTGGCAGCAAGTCGATATTATCAGCGAACGTTTTGAGATAGCTCCGCCGATATATCTCTACGCAGTCCCGCTCCACCTCGGTCAACTCCCGGATCGTGAGGGGACGAATCACGCATTGCTTCCCGTCGATCTCGACCGTGAGCGGAGAACCCGCCCCTACGGCTCTTGCCATTGCTTCACTCATTAGAATGTCTCCCGTTTCTGGCCCCGTAAGTGCCCCTCTAGTCGCTTCCAATTTCTACCCTCTAGGCATACCCATCTCAAATCCAAAGCCCCGTATGCCCCCTTCTCGACGATTACAAAGGCATCACAATCCCATCGCAGCATCTTACGGCATGAGTCGAGGCGTAGCTCCAACTTCACCGGGATAGTAATACACTCCATCGGCTCCCCAACTCGAAGTCCACGCGATTACTTCCTCAGTGTCCGGATCGACGGTCAGGTTGAAGTCCATGCAGAGTGCTCGCGGGAAATCATAGTACAGAGCAGCACCATCCAACCAAAGGACCGCAATCGCCACGTCCCCCCGTGCGAACAAGTTGAAAGCATTGTGAGCTATGTCGGTGTCGAACTTGCCTTCTGCCGTGAACGTACCATCGATCCTACCGGCTGCCCGGTTGGTATATCCCCCGCTGTCTGAGTCTCCCCATTCAGCGGTGCCGGCGAGCGTGGGATTCACCGACCATGATGTGATACGGGCGACAAGGGTGACGCCCACAACAAATTTTCCATTCCT